CCTCCGAGGTAATTCTGCACCGCGTTGGTTTGCAGTAGTTGGTTGGCGCTGGTGCCGATGCTCTTGGCCATATTGCCGTAGATGCTGGCGTTAGCCCCCGCCTGGCCGACATCGACGTTCGCGATGTTCGCAGCGCCCCCAGTCGCCGCGCTGGCAATGCCGCCCGCCGCCGTCAGACCGCTGCCCGAAAGCTGCTGCAACCGGTTCCAGTAGTTGCCGAAGTCGGTCGCGGCAAGCCCGCTGCCGAACTCCTGCTCGGCCTGCATCGCCGCCCCCGAGCGCGCAAGCCCCTTAGCCGCAGCGCCGGCATCCACCGCGCGCAGCCCCTGCCCAAGCTGGAATTGATAGCCGGGCGAGGACTGGAACTTCGCCATCGCCGCGTCTGCTGCAGGCTGCCCGTTCAGCCCCAGCAGGTCGGACTGGTCGGTAAGCGCCGGCTGCCCCGCCGTCGTCCACGGCGAGAGCTGGTTGGTGGCAGTGGTGATGCCCTGATTGAGCGCATCCCTGGCCTGCGACGCCCCCTTGTCGACGGCGTTCTTCTGCATGATGCCGCCGGCAATGCCTGCAGCAGCACTCACACCGGCTCCGATCGCGGCCACCGTGAACGGCATCTCAGTCCTCCTCGAAGCTCAGATGGTGCTCAGTCGCCACCGCTGGCTCGTCGGCCTCAAGGTGGTCCGCGTTGTGTATACATGCCAACACTACACCCGGCGCCAACGTCAGGAACGAGTGCATGATGTGTGCGGGGATGCGGATCGTGGCCGGCGCGCAGTACTCGGTCGGCCCGTCGTCATCGCCCTCTCGCCACAACCGAACGCGACCTTGCAGTAGCGCGGTGAGATGGGGAAACGAGTGTGCGTGCTGTGGGATCAACGTATTGGCGTCGGGGACGCGATAGACCTTGTAGTATATGCCAGCGTATATACTGACGCTGATCGTCTCTGGCTGGTTGGGGGCGCGCTTCATCTTGGCCACCTCTAAAGCCGCGGTGATCGCTGCTGGAGGGATCGCGAGAGGCACTATTCGCACCGCATCGAAACTATGAGCGTCACACGATCCGTCTGTCCCTCATTGACGGTCGAGTGCGTGAGCAAATTGTTGAACAGCCACGCGTCCCCGACGTTCATCGTCACGCGCTCATCGCCGCACGTGTTGAAGCAGCCAGGGTTGGTCGCCAACGGAAGGTAGGCTTTCGTCTGGAACCACTCGCTGTGCCATCGGCCCCGGTCGTCGTGCGGGGCAACCTGGCCTCCTGCAGGGACTCTGGTGATCAGGCAGCCACCAAGTTCCACCGCCTCAACGCGGGACATCAGCCCGAACACGATCGGACGGAGATGCGGCAGCGCGTACCACGCTGGATACCATTTGCACCGGAACTCCTCGGCAAACGCCTCGCGGCTCGTAAGCTCGCCGGGATCGCGAAAGCGAAGCCAGATGTCATGTGTTCCTACAAACGAGCCAGCGCCGCCAGTGCGCGCCGTGTGCTGGTTCCACAACTCCGGCTGCCGGTAGAGCGCCATGGCCAAGGGCAGCACTTCCACCCCGGAAGCTATCTTGATGAAGTGCGCCATCAGCATGTACCCAGTCGATTGCGCTGCTCGTCGATTGCCTTCTGGAGCGCCTTCACTACCTCTTCCGGCGCATCGTCAGGCGCCACCCCTACAGCATGGCGCCAGCCGTTCTGCGTGCGGAGGTAGATCCCGTGCCAGCCGCCGTGATCTCTGTCGCCGGTAACAACCCAGGTGACCTGATCGCCCAACCGCTGCTCGACATGCGCACGCATAGCCTCCAGCCAGTCCATCAACGTGCCCTGCGCGCCCGAATGGTTCCGCTGGCCGTGACGCTGCCGACGAACCCCGCGACCGCCATCAGCCACACCGTCGTGGTCGTCGTCACGTTGTAGCGCCGCAGCGCCGCGTTCATCCCCTGCGTCAGCGTCGTGGTCGGGAACGTGGCGGCCATCAGCGTGTCGATGCCGTCGAGCCCGACACCAAAATCCGCATGTTGCCCGCTGCCGGTGGAAAACTGCGCGTTACCCGTAACATCCCAGTCACCAGCCGTCAGCGCCAGAGACACCACGTTGATCGGCGTGTTGTTCACCAGTGCGATGCCGCTGGCCGAGGCGGTCATGTATTCGCCAACCTTGCCTGCCGCCGCATCGCTGCCATCGGTGACGCCGACGCCAAGTGTAGCTGCCGCCTTGTTGATCTGGTCCGCGACGGCCTGATGGTATTCGGTCCACGCCTGCGAGTGCTGTTGGCCCGACGCGTCGTCCACGATCGGCGCATCATAGAACGGCGGATCAACGATCTTGATCGGCGCAGTCGCCATCAGGACGCGCCCGCGGTGATGTCTGCATCCATGGCGTAGAGCTTTGTGATCCCATGCGTGGTAATCCTGAACACCCGCTGGCGGAACGAGCCCAGCCGCGTCGTATATACGCGCTTGCGGAGTTCACTCGCCGCGCCGGCAGACATGGTGCGTGACGGCCCCCAGGTGCGGCCACCGTCGTCCGACCACTCCAGCAGCACATTGCCCGGCGTGTTGGCGCCACCCACCTCCATCTCGACCTCGACGCGGGCACAGAACGCGCGCCTTGTGGCGGCCCACAGCGGCGGCAGCGTCGCCTGGCGGATAACGATGATGTTGGCGTCGTCCGCCCCCACAGCAAGCGTGTAGAGCCAGCCGCTCACCCGGTCGCCATAGAGATGCAGCGAGTTGTTGTCGGTTGCCCCGACCGTCGTCCCCCATGAGCCGTTGCCGTCGATACTCGTGGACCGCTCGTGCCAGTTGCCGGTGGCAATGTCGTAGACCAGCGTCCGGTTGTCGCCCGTGGTCAGGCTATAGAACAGATGGCCGCGGAAAGAATGCGTCAGCCCCCACAGGCCAACCTGTGTGGTCTTCTCGATGATCGCCTCGATGGCGTGGGTTGAAACTCGCAGCTGGGTGTAGCCTTTCGAGCGGTAGACAATGCCGTCGAGCCCGACCCACCAGACCGAGCCATCGGCACGACAGACCGACATGGGAGAGCCGGTGCCAGTCCAGATCACGCCACCCGAGGCGCGGCGGAACGGAAAGAACGACTCGCCGGCAGTCAGCTCAAGCCCGGACGAGCCGGCGTCATACCAGACCTCAAAGCCGCTCTCGCCCACCGTCCAGATCTGTCCGCGATTGGAGATCACCCGGCGGATGACGTTTGGCAGCGCATCGGAGAACGCGAAATCCGCCGCACTGATGCTGGACGGATCGAGCAGCCGTGAGATGAACCACTGCGAAGTATCGCCGAGCGATGAAAAAGCAAAATAGCCATCGACATAACAGACCGACGAAGCGCCGGGATAACCCGTAAAGGTAATCGGGTTGAGCACATTTCCCGGTAGGTGGCCGCAGGTGTAGGCGTGCGGCGCGGAGCAGACGACGACTGCTGTCGGGCCAGCCGCTATGGTGACAAAGCTATTCCACGGGTTGGTGCCAGCGTCTGCAATACCGACATCGCCCAGATCATCATAGGCCGGTGAGCCATCTGAGTTGAACCGCAGCCGGTAAGCGCGCCTGCCGCTGACCACGTAAATCGCGCCTGGCACGTCATCGTTCAGCGCCAGGATCGGCCCGGTGCCGATCGGTATATACGGCACCAACCCCGGTGTCGGCACCAAAGACGCAGCAACACGCGCGTCGTCCGGCGCCTTCTCAGCCATCAGGTTGACGAGGCGTTTAGCCACCAGCGGCAGCGACGGATGCTCGTAGCTTTCCAGCGGAAACGGTATCCGCTGCATACCGCTCGGCGATGGCGCTGTTTGTGCGGCCGATCCGCTCATAGCATTGGTATCCACGCCCAGCCGGGTGCCACGGTATAGGTGAGCGCGATCGTGTGGGTTGGCTGCAGCGTCAGGATTGTGGTCGTTCCAACCGTGACCGGTATCGGCAGCGCGAGATACAGGACCTGCGTCACGGAGCCGCCGGTAATGACGACTTGCTGCGGATAGGGTGCGGTGTTGGTGACGACGGCGCCCGAGGCTGGCATCGCAGGCGTCGTGGTCAGGAACGGCAGATTGAGATTGTCCTGAAACACCGAGGCCGTTGGAATCGGGCCGCCGATATTATTGGTGTTGAACAGGTAGTTCGTGCCGAGGATGATCCCGGAGCACGCCCCCGCCCCGAAGAATATGCCTTCGTGCATCCCGATGATCTGATTGTCGGTGATGACGGTTTTCGTCACGGTATCCATCACCACGCCGTAGCCGACATCGCTGACGCCGCCATAATTCAGGCAGCCATTAGCCCTCACCGTGCAGTTGGATGCATGCGCCAGCCAGATGCAGGCTTGAGCAACTTGGTACGTCAGGTTGAAGGTCGCGCCAGAGCCGGTCCCGCCGGTGAACGGCACAGGATTGCCAGGCGGCGTCTGCGTCAGGCCGGCGTTGAAAATCGTCACCCCGCTGACGGCGCCCCCACCACCTACCGAGGTCACACGCAGGATGACCTGGGCGCCTTCCTGCGCGGCCGGCGGTGCCGGATCGAGCAGCAGGTCGCCAACGGTGTAGCCAGAGCCACCGGAGGCAATGGCAGCCGCGGTGCATTGTTGCTGAGTCTCGCTGTAGGTGCCGCCGCTGATGTTGATGAAGGCGCCTGGGAGGGCTGCGGTGCCGAGTACGCCGATCGCGATGCCACCGAAGCTGTCGATCGCGTTGTCGGTCAGTGTGATGTAAGCCGGCATGACGCAGTTCGCCATCGAGCCAGGCTGGATGGTGATGCCGTTGTTGACGCCGAGCGCCACATTCGCCGTCAGCACATTGCCCTGGCACTGGTTCTCCAGAACGATGAAATCTACCGGCCCGTTCCCGAAGGCGCCCCATGCGAGATAACAATGACTGATGCTGGTGGTCGGCTGCGAGATCAGATGAATGCACGGGGAGGCGTTGTCGAAGCCGCCGCCGGTCAGCGGGCTGAATCGCACGCGGGTGATGGTGCCGTTGCCGCCGAGATAGCCGCCGCTCACGCTGTTCCACACGCTCGACTGGCAGAGCACGGTGCCGCCGAGGTAGCTCAGGCTATCACGCACATGGCAGTCCTCGATGGCGTAATACTCGCAGCGATCGAGCGCGATGGAATTGCCGGCGCAACCTGTGAACGTGCAGTCGTGGATGCTCAGATTGCGGCAATTCGTGGCGCGGATGCCGATGCAGCCGTCCGCGGTTGGGGTGATCTGCAGATCGTGGATCGCGGCGTCGTTGTCGAGCACGGTACTGTTGACGAACGAGAGCGCGATCTGACCGGCGGTTGCCGGTGCGATCTTGGATGCCGGGCCGACGCCATACAGCGAGACACACGGCGGTATGTT